TGAAGGTAAAGTGCTTCCTCATGCTTCTGAAACCGCTTTGCCATAGGGTGTGATTTCATTTTGTTATAGCCCACGGCTATAAGCTCATTCCGATGCACAAGAAGAGCCGCAACGCGAGACCTTGAAACCGGTTCATTCGCGATTGCGACTCGTTCGAGTATATTCCAGAATTTTTCTGGCTTCATTAGATCACCAGGCTAGAAGTCTGCTTTTGATACTGTGTGGCTACTGACTTGTCTGTCTTTAAAACAACTAGGACTGATGATAGTGGAAGCATAATCTTATCTGTTTCAGTAGCAGAAAAGATAAATGGGACTAAACCAAGTCCCTGTGGTCCCATCATGAAGGTCATGACTTTTGAGACGGTAATAGTTTCTACTGTTTGATCGGCAAAACGAGCAATGAGTTCGTCGCCACTTGTAAGCTTGAGTGTGATAACATCGTTTAGGTTAAAAGTCATTAAACTTCCTTATAGTTATAATATTCAGCAAATTCATCCAGGATCTTTTGTGCTTCTGGATGTCGGATACACATTGTGTTAATGATGCTCACAGCAAAGCCTAGCATATATGCATATTCACCTTCGGTAATTCCATTAGTCGATGCAATATGCTTCAGAAGATTTTCGGTAATAGGCATTGTGCAGCTTCCTTTTCACCACGAGCAATCTGAATGTCGATGTCCCGGAAGGTCACGACAAACTGAAGCATTTCGAGAGCAGTGTCAGCAAGAACAGCGATCGAATGCTTGGATGGCGACTTGGGATTGAAATATTCAACATGAATCCAGTCGATAATATTACCAGCAGCATTCTTCGCCTGTACGATGCGGATCACTTCGCCGCGGATCATACCAGCAGCAGAGTTCCAACGGACGCGATCACCGATGAGGATAGTCTTAGGATAAGCCATGTCGATCTCCATTCCTTATAGTTTAGTCTACCATTAATTAGGAAGGCGGATACCCTTGGGGCTGGAGCGTTGAAGAGTCTTGAACCCCCATTCAACTCCATCATTGGCAGTCCGAGGAAGTTCCTCGTCCTTGGTCCACTTACCCCAGCACTTACCATAGCCATTATAACCATAGGTGCGAGAGAACCACTGTCCGTCCTCACGGATAGCAACTTCAACAGCGCGGCAAAAAGTGTCGATACCGATGAAAGATTCGATTGCCTTGGCCATGTGATTATTTCCTCAGTTGATAATTTAGTCTAACCTACTTTTGGAAAAATGTCAATCAAAAAGATCGACAAGTAGATCGGAATTTTCGGAAGACAGAACGGTATCAAGTTCGGTTTGAAGTTGAAGTGCGAGAAGTTGAAGTTTTTCAGAAGGAGCGAAAAGTGACAGTTTCGCGAGAATTTCAGTAAAAGTGTTGAAGTTGATTTCGGTAAGATTGATCATTTTGTATCTCCTCAGTTGATAATTTAGTCTACCATAAAAGAAGAAAAATGTCAACGGCTTTATGCGGTCTCAGCGATTCTTTCATTAAAGAAGCTTGGAGTCCACCCGTCGAATCCACCACCAAAATTTAAGGCTCGACATAGATCCTTGGCTTCATTTGCTGGTATACTCATGGCAACATACTGGTCGGTGCGTGTCTCAAAGATTGAAGATACGAATTCGTTCTGCTTGATGATCTTGTAGTTCATAGTTACTTGAAATCCTTAAATTTGTTACGGTCAAACTTAGATGGTTTATCACCTGACGGAGTCTTGTCCATTACAGGACTGTCATCCATCAGATCTTGGGCAGCCTTTTCTACATCATATAGTTTCATCCTTGCTCTATCAATACCAACAACAAATCGTTTGTAATAACTTGGATCGTTATAGCGGTTCTTCAACTGCTTCACCATGATCTGACCTAGTTGATCAAGTTCTTCTGAGACAATCAATGCTGCCATGAAATCACATGTGGCAGGTAGACCAAATGATTCAGACGTATCGGTAATCTCAACATCGGAATTACCATAACCAGATCTTGTAGTCTGTGTAGCGCTAATCAGTGGAATATTAAACTCAACTGCAAGACCACGAAGTTCCTCAGCAATCGACTTGATCATAGTATATGAGTTTACATTTGACCCACCTTTAATTCTACTTGAAGTACAGAGATTAAGATAGTCAACATAGATAATGTCAGGGACAAAGTTCTTTTTGAGCTTTAATTCATTGAGTAGATGCCTGAAATTAGCAGCACCAGCAGAAGCGGTAGGATATTCTTTGACAATGAATTTACCCTTAGTCTTCCCTTTGAGTCGATCCATCATCTTGACATAGGATTCCTTGGGAAGTTCCTCAAGTTCACCCATAGTGACATTCAGCAGATTAGCATCGACACGCTTTGCAATTTCCTGTTCTGCCATTTCCAATGTGATGTAGAGAACGTTAAGTCCATTCATCAGATTGTTTGCCGCACAGTGACACATAAACAAACTTTTGCCGACACCAGTACCAGCAAGAAACACATTGAGTGTCTTGCGAGGCAAACCACCCTTCGTGATCTTGTTCATATATTCAAGATCGAATGGAATTTTATGCTGTTTGGTGTGATAGTAATCATATCGAGCATCGGCATTCTCGAGGAAGTCATGCCCGATACTGGTGTCAAATGAGACCGAAAGTGCATCCGTCAATAGCCCTGGAATACTACCCTTAGAAAGGTTTGTGTTGTCACCATCCAAGATCTTGATTGAGTTTACAATTGCATTATAGATTGCTTTATCCTGACAGAACTTTTCAGTCTGATTGACAAGCCAATCTATGTCCTGACGTTCAGGTTCATTTATGTCTTGAATATAAGTCTTGGCTTTGGCAAATTGCTCATCGGTAATACCTTTAGCATTGGAAAGGTCAATGATAATTGCTTCTTTACTTGGGATCTTATTATATTCGCCAACATACTTTTCAATAGTAGAATAGATCTTGTTTTCAATAAAGTCAGAAAAATATTCTTGCTTTAGATGAGGTAATGATTTACGAGCAAAATCTTCATTATATAGCAAATTGTTGAAAATTACTTGTTCTATCTTCATCGGCCCTCCTGTTATCGTTGACATATTACCCATTAATATCAAATAACGAGTAATATGTCAACCGATCTAATTAACTTATTCTTCGTCTAGATCTTCATACACCGATGAATCATCTTCATCGGATACAAGAGTACTGTTACTGACTAAGAATCTTGTTTCAACAAACTTGTTAAACGATGGAGACTCGAGAATAGGATTCCAAAAATCAGCAGTGTTAGTGTCCTTCTCACGATAACTCTTTTCGCTGATTTCACCAGTTTCCATATCAACTCTCTGGTACCAGCCATTTTTAGGCTTGATAACATGACCTGAGTCTAGAGCCAATTCAAGCAGACCAGACCATTTATTGATACCACCGGCAAACTTTACCGTGAATGGAAACTTAGACTTTTCCTTCACGAAACGAGACTTCTCGATATTGATGGTGAAGTTATAACCAGCAAGCTGATCCTTACCGTCAATCTTTTCCTTCTCCTGAGACTTACCAATGATGAATACTTGCATAGCAGAGTACATACCACCAGTACCACCGGACATGATAGCCTTACTAAACATTTCCATAGTCTGGTAAGTGTGGTTGACTGCAATGCAAGGAATATCCTTGGTAGTCAAGTGAGGAGTAACAATACGCCAGAGTGACTTCATGACCTTAGCACGAGTCATATCAGCTGCGGCATTTCCGTTTAGAGCATCTTCAGCTTCCTTCTTAGAGGCAAGGTTACCAACCGAGTCGATGAAGAAGATCACTTTGTCACCACGATTGAGTTCATCTAGGCGCTTGGCAATATCAAACTTCAATTGCTCTAGGTGCTCGATAGGAACATGAATCATTCTGCTTGGATCAATACCATTTGACTTGATATAATCTGGAGTGATACCAAATTCAGAATCGTAGAAGATACAAATTGAATCTTTATGCTTCTTCATATAAGCCTTGACAAGAACAAGACCTAGAAGAGATTTAAAGTGTTTTGAAGGTCCGGCTAGAAAGGTAAGTCCGGAGATTAGACCACTAGTGAGTTTACCACCTAGTGCTAGATTAATAATAGGAATATCTGTCGCACATTGATCTTTTTCATTAAAGAGTGCGGATTCATCAAGTGTTACTGACTTGATTGAGCCTGCTTTAAGCATGCGGTTTAGTAAGTCGCTCATAGTTGGTTCCTTTGTTGATTATTTTATAGAGGGTCACTAACCCTCATGTCTATTTATCCAACAGTTCTTGGAGTTGCGCGAGAAAGTATTCGAGCTTCTCTTTTCTGTTGGGCCACTTAATGATGTCCTTGTCGGTATCCTTAAGTAGGTTCTTAATGAGTGGTTCAATCAGGCTATACATTTTGTACAGTCGTTCTCTATAGTCTGTTCTCGGTTCAAGATCGTATTTGTCTATTGCTGTAAAACCAAAGTCGTCATCAAAGTCCATAAAATATTTCCTTATCCAAAGAAGCTATCAAGTGTCGATTTCTTTTCCGCGGACCAACCAATCGAATCGAGTACAATCGAGAGAGGATCCAGATAAGCCTTTTCAAATTGTAGATCGTGGTCGATGTATCCATTCAGTCCAAATTCGGTAGGCAATTCTGCAGGACACGAGATTACATTTGTGCCATATGGATTCGGACTTTTCAGATAACAGTACTTGATCTTGTCGCCGTTAGCAACAGTTTCAAACCGATTGCCTAGTTTGAGATCCGAAATGAGTTTATTATAGAGAATACTGCCCTTAACATGGATCGGTGTTCCCTTGATGTACATCTCGGAGCCTCGACTTACATACTGAGATAGGTTAGACACACCTCGAGGTGATGCAATGTCCTGAAATGGAAGTGTCTTGAATGTTTCTCTAAACTCAGAGACATATGACTGAAGATCAGCCTCAGTCTTGTTCATAATCAGTCCGAATGCACTCTTTAGTGCATCACGACAAGCCTGAGGTGTGGATGATTTGACCGCCTCGATGCCTGTCATCTTCAGTTTGGCGGTTTCATATGCCACACCTTCCTGATTCCAGACATTGAGAATGTAACGCTTTTTGGCTGTCCAAATTCCCTTGTCAGCAATACACTCGCGCTTCATGTGCATCTTCTGAGCGAAGGCACCCATTCGATCTGCAAGATCCTGATATGACCTATCAATGAATGGCTCAAATTTTTCCTTACAAGCTTTGTCAAGCCAAGCCACAATCTTCTTGGTGTCAGACTGGTCCTCAAAGACCATGTCGACGAGATTAGCAAGAGTGACATACAAACTGTCGGTGTCCGAGGCTACGATATAATCAAAGCTTTCGGTCTTGCAGAGTTTGTTGAGATACTCA